GGTGAGTGAGTCCCGAGGCTCGCATGGGAACCACCAGGGGAATGCTCCCCCGTGGGGGGATGATGCCCGGATGACCGAGTGGCTCAGCCAGCACAGCTGATGCCCGGATGACTGAGTGGCTCAGCCAGCACAGCTAACCCCAAGTGATCTTGAGGCCCCAATCGCAAGTGGAGAATGATCATGAGCAATCGGCAACGATACCGGAGCGGCCTCAGCGCCCCCAAGCAATTCAAAATCCAAGGGGGCACCGGGGTCATCTTCAGTATAAGTGACCTCGTCTTCCGCTATGGCCAATACATCCTCCCTGCCAGCTCGGCCCTAGCAGCGGGGGGCACCGAGCCATTCGAGTCGAATTTCATCGGGGCCTACAAGACCCCCGCCACCAATGGCCTGGAGACCCACGACCAGAATTGCCTCGTGGAGACCGAAGGGGATCATGAGTACGATCTCGCGATGCCCGCGAGCGTGGAGTCCCCCGCTGGGACCATGGTCGGGCCGGATAGCGTGGGGGGCTACCTGGGGTCCCAGATGGTCAAGGTCCTGAGCGCCTCGGAGGCCCATGCCTGCATCGGGATCCTCGCCAGGGAGATAAGGGTTGGCGATGCCACGGCCCTGGTCACGATCCACAGTAGCATCTACAAGGGGGCCTTTGTCCCCGCGTGAGACAAGTCCCCCAGATTGTAGCACGGTGGGATCGGAATCTTACAAATGGGAGAGGTTACCATGCCAGGCATTACCATCGGGTCCCTCGTGGCGCTCTTCGAGCACGCGGAGAGTGTGGAGCAATACGTGGACGAGGTCTACCGCCAGTGCGGCATCCGCTACACCCCCGCCGGCAAAATGATCTTGGAGGAGAAGGAAGCCAAGATCAACCCCCGCATGTTCAGCTTCACCGATTTATGCGAGGCATTCTGCGGCCGCTCCTACCTCGCCAAGCTACGATCCGCCCCCAATGGGATGAGGGGTGGGAAGGCCGTTACCGTGGGGGCCATGGAAGCCATCGGGGGCGGGGCACTCGGCCCCAGCATGTTCCAGAACATCAATGCATGGTTGGGGACGGTGGGGGGCCTCCTCGGGGCAACCATGTTGGAGGGGTATAACAGCCAGGAGTTCATAGGGGATAAATTCTGCACGATCAAGACTGGTTCCCGCTTCCGTGGCGCCAAGCGCATTCGCTACACCCCAATCAAGGACCGGGTCAAGGCCCTACAACCGGGCCAGGAAGTCCCCACTGCCGAGATCGATGAGAAATGGATCAGGGAGACCATCCCCGTGCGGCGGGGACAGGCCATCGAACTGTCGCGCGAGGCTATACACCACGACTTCACAGATAGTCTAGTAGATTCAGCGAGGGACCAGGGTTACCAGATTCGCGAGGATCGTGAGGAGCGTGAGCTACGCCCCGCGTTTGGTATCACGAACGATTACCAGCGCAATGACCAGGCTTACCGCACGTACCAGCTCACCACCCCCTACGTGAACCTGGTCCCGAATAACGAGCTTGTCGATGAAAGAAATGTCGACACGGTTTGGCAGACTCTCACCCGCATGGTTGACCCGGACACGGGCCGGCCGATCAGTTTCCCCGGTGAGCTGATCCTGATCACCACAGCTCACAAGCGCTTCGTGGCCAGCCGCATCGCCCGCGCCACGACCTTCCGCAACATGGGTCCAACCACGGCCACGAGTGAGGCGCTCTACGTGGGCCGTGACCCCGTGCTCGAGTTCACACCCCTGTGGTCGCAACGAGCGAGCTACCTCCTCACGCAATCCTACACGGATGAGCGTGGGAATGCTTACACGGGTATCTCTCAGGCCCAGGCTGATAACTACTGGGTCCTCCTCACCAAGGGCGCATTTGAATATGTCGAACAGTGGCCCTTCACGATGGATACGTATTCGTGGACCGATAATGCGAGCCTCGGGAGCCGGGGCGTACTCCTCCGGACCCAAGGGGAAGAGTACGGAGAAACGAGTGTGCTCGAGCCTCGTCGGACCGTGATGAGCTTCCTGAACTAGTGAGATGCTCTCGGAGCTAGCCGAGATGTAAATAGGGGTGCCAAACTCATCTCTGTTTGGAGGGGTTGGCGATACCGGGCCGGCGGGATGTCACCCCGCCGGCCCAATCCTTAGATGTAAATAGGTCATCTCCTGTTTGGAGGTGCAACACCGGGCCGGTAGGGGTGACATCCCTACCGGCCCAATCTTTAGATGGGGACCCCCGCAAATCTCCGGGCATGACGCGATCCAAGTGCCTCAGCCGGGTCAGGTACAGGGCTAGGTATCAACGAGCCAGGCGCGCCAGGTGGCGCGCCCAGGGGAAATGCATCCTCTGCGGGGGCGAGCTAGCCCCCGGCCTGGCCTCATGCTGCCTAACCTGCCGGGATAAGCACGCGACCCGGAAGCGCGAGAGGCGTGCCCTAAATAAGAAAGGTGGTTTCTGCACAAAATGTGGGGCCTATCATCCTGAGACCCGTGACCATGCTACCTGTGAAACGTGCAGGGCCACGGAGGCCGCCAAGCGGAGGGCACTTAGACAATCTCGCCTTGCCATGAGGGAATGCACTCAATGCGGTGACCCCCATCCAGCGAGTTATGAGTATAAGGCTTGCCCGGATTGTCTCGCAAAGATGAAATTGGCCCGGCGAGCGACCAAGATCCCAGGGATTGGGGTCATCGCCAGGGGCCTCGCTGGACCTAACCCCCTTGGATCCATTGGAGGATGACCCGTGACAACCCCAAGACCAAAGGCCCCAGCGAGCACGACCCCAGCCCCCACATCCACCACCCCAGCCCCCACCCAGCACCCCGTGACCCCCGCCCCCGCCCCAGCAAATGGGGCTGGGGAGCTGGGGGCCACTGTGAAGGCCCCGGCCCTCACCGATACCATCGCCCCCAGCGGGGACCTCCCAGCCCAGGGGAATGGGGTCTCGCGATTGTGGATCCTGAAGCACCCGGCCTTCCCACTCCCCGTGCAGGTGCAATTATCCCCGAGTAGCACCGCTGAGGATGCGGCTCAGTGCCTGGTGGCCCATACGGGGTTAAGGTCCAATGACCCGATCCTCGCGATCGATGGTGGCCTCATCGATAAATCGGGTAACGCGATAATTGCCCCAGTGTGAGGATCTAACCCATGCCACCGATCGTTGGTACGCGGTTTGTCCCTACTCGTGGTTTCACCTCGAGCGCGCCCCCGGACCCCCTTATCCTCCTCACCACGCGAAGATCAGAGCTTGCACAGCTCCGCGAGGGTTACATGCAAGCTCTCATAGCGGACTCACTAAACCCCCTCGCGGATTATAGCCTCGATGGGGAGAGCACCAGCCGGGAAGCCTGGCGGGCGGGGATGATGAACAGGATCGAGATGTGCGATAAGTTGATCGCAAGACTCAGAAGCCCGTACCAGCGCCGCCTCCTGATCGAGACCATCTAAGGGGGTCACCCATGCCTAATACTGGATTCAAGGGGATGCACGTCCGCCAGACCGGGAATGCCATCATATTCGATCTTCCACTCCAGGCAACCGGGGGATTGCTCCTCACCGGCACAACCTACATCTACCTCTACGAGTTGCAGGCTGATGGCAGTTTGAAGGTCTTTGACTGGAGCACCCAGACCTTCAATGCCACCACGCCACCCGCCGGGTCTGAACGCAATACGATGAACCTCCAATCAGTGGGCGCGATAGTTAGTGGGATTTGGACATTCGTATTCACGACCCCCATGCTCGCTGCGTTTACAGTCGGGGGCATCTATTGGGCGCGTGCAGTTAACACTGGGGCATCCCCCGTGGATAACTTTACCCGGTTCCAGTATGGGAGTGCCGAGGGCGATCTCATGGTGGCCCCTGGCGCGACCGGGCAAGGTTACATGCGGAGTGATCTGGAGTATGTGGGCGGTGCCCCCATGGCCCAGGGGACGCTCAACCTCAAGCAGCTCAATGTGGTCAATGCAAATGGAAATGCTGTCACGTTCAACTCACAGGCTGGTGGTGCCGGGGTTCATATCGAGTCAGCCACTAGTAATGCGCTCGAGTTGAACGCCCCTGGCGGTATAGGGGCTTACCTCACCACCTATGGTTATTGTGTTTACGCGCAGACCACTGGTAGCATTGGGGTTCATATTGGATCATCAATTAACACTGCGCTCGAAATAGCCAGTGGCGGGGGTGACGCGATACACCTAACGGGGACTGGTCATTGTCTATACGCGCAGAGCACTGGGGGCTCTGCATTTCATATTGAGTCCACTGCCACTGCAGCCAGCGCCCACGGGATCGAGATGAGCACGCAGGGCGGTGATGCGATACACATTGCCGCTCATGGCTACTGCCTATGGGCGAGCACCACTGGTGGTGGGACAGGGGTTCATATCGATGCGGGCTTCAATGCACTTGAGCTAGCCTCCACTGGTAACACTAATGGAGATGCGATATATATTACATCTAACTCCGGTCAGTGCCTATATGCGAAGACCACCGGCAGCCACGCTTTCGATATCGAATCAACCGTGGGAGATGCGCTTCACCTAGTCGCTGGTGGCGCTGGTGCTGGTCTTGCTGCGACTGGCGCGGCTGGCCCAGGGGCACGCTTCAAAGCCGGCTCGGGGAATAACCACGGCCTGGAGCTAGTTCACTCGGGAACTGGTCAGGACCTCCTGGGCACTTATGTCCCCGCGAACAATGTCCATTATTTCTGGACCATGACCATGGCGGAGAGCTACGCGGCCCTGCACACGAGTCCAACCCCCATCCAGGCCCTCTTTGAGCTGCTTAGCTCGGTACAGGAGATGGAGGTCCCCAAGGGCACGAAGGTCATGACAACCTATAAGCGCGATGGGGTCACGACCGCCATGCAGTTCGATCTTGATGACCCCGTGAATCCAACCTGGAGATCCCGCGTCACCTGAGAGGTAGCAGTGCCAACCCCCATTATCGATACCTCCAATTTCTGGATGCTCCTCGAGGACCTGGAGACTGTGCAGCTCAGGGTTAAGACCCCATTAGGTGACTCGGATCAGGCCAGCCGGTTACTCGTGACCGTGCCCAATGCCAAGCGGAGGGCACAGGATATCAATGCCGATGCGAACATTGGCATCCGCGATATTATCGTTCACCTCTGGCAGAACCAGATCGATGAGGGCATTCTCGCTCTTGGGGGCCAGAACATGGGCATCACCCCTGGTTACAACCCCAAGAAGGGCGATGAGCTACGCCTCAGACCGGACACCCCCATTGCCAGTAAGTGGGTGATGCAGCGCGTCCTGGTGCACTCCTATCGCCAGCGGTTCCGCTGCGAGTGCCGGCGCTTGAGCGAGGTCGGGGACCCTGGGGACCCCTAGGGCAAAACTGTGTTAGGTAATGCCCGAGGTGCCGCCTCGTGGTGAAACCGGGGGTGCCGCCCCCGGTGATATGCCTAAATCCTCCAATGGGGAGAACTTCACATGGCGACCGTTCCGAATTTCAGCACGACCTATCAGTTTCGCTACACGGAGGGGCAGGATGGCCTCGCGGTGGTCTACACGATCCCCTCGGACACGGTGAAGAAAGTCAATGCGATAGTGAACGGCCCCGATCTCACCATCGACCTCGGATTCACCCTCGCCAACCTCCTCGGCTACTACATCAAGACCGATAATGATATCACCATCGAGACCAACGCCAGTGGCGGGGTCGGGGGTGATGTCATCAACCTTGGGCCGGAGGCGCCCCTCGTCTGGTTTCCGGGCTGCCCCTGGCCGTGCGCCCTAACCAAGGATGTGACCAAGATCATCCTGCATGACCCCAACCCCACGGCCGGGACCCCGATCAATGTCCAGCTTCGCTTCACCCTCAACTCCTAGGTGGGGGCCAGCCCTTGGCGCCAGACATTAACGATGTGATGGTCGCGGTACAAGCCGAGGTTGAGGGGCTAAGCCTCCCAGTCAGTGCGGTAGTGCGGCGGAAGCTAGCCCGCTTCGAGGATGAGGCGGATAAAAAGCCACTCCTCGTAATTCACCGGGCACGGGGAAAGCCCGAGCTAACCGAGCGCTGGGGTAGCATCTGTGATGCGATCACCCCCCATTCAGCGCTCTACAAGTGGACCTACCGGATCGGGATGACCGTCTACGCTGCGAACCTCAATGATCAGACCACGGGCCTGGATGTGCTGGCTGAGTGGCGTGACGCCCTCGCGGAGAAATTCAAGAGCAAGGCGAGCAGCGGCCTCGTGACTGTGCTGGCTGGATTGCGGGATGTTCATAGCACCCCAGCGGAGTTTCTCCCTGATGAGCGGATCGCCCAGGCCATGGATGTGCTGCTCGTGGAGACCGAGGTGGAAATCATAAAGGGTGAGGGGTAAGCAAACCTCTTAATGGGGCCGATTGATCTCCTAGCCTGATTTCGGAGCAATATCATGCCTCCTCCAGCTGGTGGTTATCTTGCCGGTACCGAGTTTACTGTGGAAATCGGTGGGGCAGCCTACGGATTCAAGACAGTGGACCTGGGCCTAGAGGCCAAGCCGGTCGACCAATCCAACTCCAAGTATGATCCAGGCTTCGAGAGCATCAACGGGGGCCAGAAACGCTGCACCCTGGACTTAGAAGGTCCTTATATCCCAGGGGAGGTCCCCATCACCGTGGGTGACTCATACGAATGGACCTACAACCCGCAAGCGGCCCTGGTGGGCTTCGTGCTCACCGGTATCCTCCTCAAGATCAAACACTCCAATGATGTGGAGAAGGGGCCGCGTATGGCTCTCTCGATACAATCCACGGGCACTTTCGAGCCAACACTCAGCTAGATGTAGATAGGATATGAGTACCACAAGCGCTGATGTTGCGGGGTTCGCCAAGGGACACACCATCACCCATGATGGGGTAACTGTCGAGTTCAAGTATCTCGATGATACCCTGCTCGCCCAATACGAGCGTGATAGGTTCGAGCTGGAGCGATCCAAGCTCAACCTGCTCAAGAATGATTACACTCGTGAGGAGTATGTGGAGCGCCTCGATAAGCTCTACAATGCTTACCGCAAGAATGAGATGGCCCTGGAGAGGGACACGGAGTTCCGGCAATCCCGCGAGGGCATGATGTTCCTCCTGGGTCTCATGCTCCAGGTTGAGGGGAAGCCCATCAGCCTGAAGCTCACCGCGAAGCTCTTCATGGAGCGGCGCGATGAGGTCACCCAGCTCCTCAAGGTGATCATGGCCGAGAGTCTCGGCATCAAACCCGATGAGTTAGAGTCTCGCATTGAGCAAGCGGCGATGGCCGCAAAAAAGGGGATTCAAGCGCCAGCCCTGGTCCCAGGGGCGCCAACCCCGAGAGCATAGACTGGGACCTCCTCATCCGCTACAAACGCTACCGCCGCGCCGTCCTCATCGAGGCCGGGGTAAACCCCACAGAGCTATTCCGACTCACCCCCGCCCAGGTCACCCACCTGTGGTGGTACCCCCGCTACCTCACCGGGGCGCATGAGGGGCAATTAATGCTCCCGGTGCCCGCGATCGGGCCACCTGGGTCCAGGCCGGCCCCATCGCTCGCCAGCGAAATGAAGGTCATGGAAGCAATGCGGGGCCTCATTGACCCCGCCAAATATACGGAGACTGTGGAAAAACTCCTCGATCACTTTAATGCGACACCTGAGGAACGGCTGAGATACAGGGGTACTGGTAATGGCAGACGTGTTAACCCCGCCGCTAACCGAGACCGAACTCGTCGCAGTCGCGGACGCCCTCAAGCTTCTCAAGACCACGATCGACAGCATAATCCCCAGCCTGGAGAACCTAAGGACCCTCAGTAACGCGGCATCAGCCGAGGCCAATGGACTCGCAACCACCCTCGATAACCTCACCAGCCTCCTTACCGGCTCCATGGGTGACATTGCAGGCTTCGAGGATGCCCTACAATCAGTCACCAGCGGGATCGGGCCAGTCCTCAGCAAGATTGTTGCATTGGGGGAGAGCCTTGGTAGCCTCATACCGGGTCTGGGGGGTCTTTCTAGCCTAATGGGCGATATCTTCGGCAAGTTCAAGGCCGGGATCAGCTCATTCCTGGATAGTTTCAAGAAGCTCATCCCCGCCCTGGGGGGTGGGGGCGGTGCTGCTGCCGGGGCCGCTGGAGGCGGGGGCGGGGCCGGGGGTGGGGCCGCTGCTGCTGGTGGAGCTGCTGCAGCCGGGGGAGAGGCAGCTCTAGCGGCCACGGGCATTGGTGCTATCGCTATAGCAGCGGTGCAAGTGGGTGGGATGCTCACGGACATTATCAAGCAGGCGATCGGTGCTGTTGGCGATCTGATTAGCTTCATCATCTCGATACCGAGCAAGGTCGCTCCCTTCGTGGAGGCTTTTAACCCGAGAGCGATCGAGATTTTCAACATGATGCTGGATCGGGTTAATGCCACGATCGGTCAAGCTTTCGAACCAATCTTCCTGATCGTGGCTGGTGCTTTCCAGCGGATTGCGGACATTATCGCGCCCATCTTTGAGCAGCTCACACCGATCGTGGAGAAGTTCACCACGAGCTTCGTGGGCATCCTTATCCCCGTGGTACGTGCCCTGGCAGCCCTGGCTCAGACCATTGAGCCTATCCTGGCTCGCTTTGCTGATTTCCAGGGGGCGCTCGCCCAAGTGTTCGCCTCAATGATCAGGCTTCTCGAGCCAATCCAGGTCTTCATCCAAGCGCTCGTGAGCATCCTCACGCTCCTCGACCCGATCAGGGCCATCATTGTTGGCATTATCGAGGTGTTCGCGACTTTCATCGCCGGGGTAGCGGATTTGATCCTGGTGGTTGCGACACTAGTCAAGTTCTTCGTCAGCCTCCTCACAGCGGGGATTGGCCTGACGGATGCGATCAAGAGCGGTTTTGAGGCCATCAAGCGGGCCATTAATGATTTCGTGAAGGCTATCGTGGTTGTTATCGCGAGGCTGCTCGCCCTATTGCCTGGTGGGATGGGTCGGGGCGCCCTGGAGGCCCTTATCAGTGCTTTCGCGCCAAAGGGTGGGCTACCCCCAGCTCCACGGGAGTTCGGGATTAGTGGGTTGGAGGCCATCCTGGCGGAGCAGGCTACGTTGGCTGCGGGGGCGCTCGGGGGCGCCAAGACTCAGGAGGACCTGTTGCAGGATATTGCCGATATCCTGCAACGGATCCTGGATAAGGAGGGTCAGCCAGGGGCAGCAGCCCCAGCATTCCCAGGCATCCCACTCATTCCAGGCGGGCTAAACCAGGGCCTGGGTGGGGTTGGGAAGCTCGCCGGGCAGCTTTTCGGGCAGCTCTTTGGAGGGTGAGAGAGTGGGGCTGAGATTCTTGATCGTGGTATTAATCGGGGTGACCAGCGCGTGTTACACTGGCCACCCCCTCATACCCATGCTAAAAGGGAGCATGAGCATGCCACGATCAAATACGCGAGAGTTTCGGCAAGTACCCTCTTGGCCCAACTACGAGGTCAACCAAGTGGGTGTGGTCCGGACTATTAAGACCGGTCACATTAAGCGGCAAAAGCTTCATCATGGATATTGGCATATCAGCGCCCAACGCCGGGGCAGTCGGACTCGGCAGACTATCCTTGTGCCTGTCCATCGTCTCGTACTAGAAGCATGGGTGGGACCATGTCCCTCTGGGCTGGAGTGCCGTCATCTCAATGACGTCAAGACTGACAACAGGCTGGAGAATCTGACGTGGGGCACGCGGCACGAGAACAGCGCTGACAGCATACGGAATGGCCGGCAAGTGCGTGGTGCTCGGATTGGTGACTCGAAATTAACCGAGGCAGAAGTTCGCGAGATCAGGGGGTTGTATGCGGCAGGTGGTGTCACGTACCAACAATTGGCTGAGAATTATCATACCTGTATGACCAATGTCTGGTACATCGTCCACCGCAGGACTTGGACGCACATTTAAGGAGGAGGTGTGGTTTGGCTTCATTCAACAATCGCACGTATAATGCTGAGGGTGAATCTGAATACACGACGGAGCATGGGACAACCAAAGAGGTATGGCGCCTCCAGGCCGATATCGATAACCCCACTCCCCTCACGAATGATGATATCGAGGCTGCCACAATCCAAATCCTGGGCAGTACCAGATATGAGGTTAGCACCAATCTCCCTGGTCTCCTAGAGAGAATCATGCCCATTGCCTCGGCCCAAGAGCCTGATCAGACCGCGTACAATGTGAAGATCAAGCCAGTAAAGTACACCAAGGATTATGCACGAATCCCCGCCAACATCAATAACGATATCATTATAGGGACCCTAGACAGTTACACCCTGTGGGATGAGTACGATTTCTTGATTTCATTCGCGACCCCACCGTACCAGATCATCCCAGATGACTTCATCATCAATAATGCTTTCAATTTCACAGCTTTCACCGATAGTGGGGTACCTTACGGTGGGACATTCTATCCCGAGTGGCTTCGCTTCACTGTGCTAAGCCCCGAGCCACGGGAGGAGATCCTCAAGGCCAAGGGCGTGTTAATGAAATTGCGGGGTGCAACAAGCCCAACTGGCAAGCCACTCCCACAATATGCCGGGCTTGCTACCATGCCCCTCAATAGTGAGCTACTGGCTGTAGAGTGGTACAATGTCCCCTACCGCTACGTCCTCTCACCGAACAGCTTCCTGCGATTGCACCGGTTTAAGGTTAATCAATTACCATTCCTGGGTCGGGCACCAGGGCAACTCCTTTATAAGGGATACCGGATCCTGAAGCAGTACGCTCCACCCTTTGCGAATCTCACGCACGGGTTGGGGGGTGTGGTCATCCCAGCCGCGACAAAGCTCGTGAACCTGAGATTAGAGTTCCTGGCTACTGATAGGGTAGCCACGAATCCACCAGAGGTGGCCAACCCAAACTGGATCGTGAATGGCTGGAATGCTTTACCATACTGGTGGGACAGGAAATATTATTACTCAACAGTGGACGTTCCTAACCCCGCCAATCAATTCCCAAGCTGGTTCTCATTCCCACACCAGTTGTTGTGGCAGGATCCAGATGGTCCCCTTGGTGGGGTGCCTTAATCGTGGAAAAGATTACCCATGCTGATATTGCGGCTAGCGAGCTTAACGCTGACGTATTCGACGATTTCGATGACCTCCAGCAGTCCCAGCTCTTCCCTGGGCTAATCGTCCAAGTCACCGCCATCGAGATCTTCCCAGAGGAGACTCGCTATCTATATCAGTTCATGGAACTAGCCAGGGACGTTAATGGTGAGATCGATTTCGCCCTCAGCCTACAGGGTGGCGGCCGCCACGGTCAAGCTCGTGAACTTAGCGAGAACTATGTGCCAGTGGGCACCAGGGTCTGGCTCCGGTTATCCGGGGCAACGGCAGTGGATGATGGTGTAAGCACAGCGGGGGACCCCCTCTGGGAGTTCGTGGATTACGGTCTAGTCTGGAGTAGCCCGCCCCCTGGCACGAGTGGCACTATCGGGGCGGGGACCGGGGGCACGATCGGTGGGGGCACGGGGGGCACGGGCGGGACCACCCCCCAGCCACCCCCTGGTCCCACTATCATCGATGTGGTCGAGCTGGTATGCCCGATCACTGAGACCATCCAGGTGCTCACCCCTTGCGCCCCAATTGGGACGATCGGGGGCGGGACGATCGGGGGCGGGACGATCGGGCATGGCACTGGTACATTTGGGACATTCCCCACAACCACGATAGCCCCCACCACACCCCCACCCAGCACAGTCCCACCCCCCACCACCAAGATCACGATCCCAATGGTGCTCAGCCAGGGCATTGGCTTCAACCCAGGCCAACCTGGCTTCATAATCGCACGGGGATTGCTAAATGTCCCAAGCTCACCTGGTACAACCCCCATTCCCACGATAACGGGCGGGGGCACGGTTGGCTCAACACCCCCACCAACCACACCATGCATCCCGTACACGGGGGGCTTCCAGGTAATGACGATCACTGTCGTTATTGGGCTAAAGGTCGTGAGGCGAGCTATCATGTTCCCAGGTATCCAGGGTGAACCATGGCCCATGAGCGACGAGTCTTGTGATGCGGTCTTCGAGGACCTGTGCTGCCCAGGGGAGAGCACCACGGGTGCACCCACGACCCCCGCCCCTGGAACGGGTGGACCCTGCAGCAGTGGTTGCGATTGGATGGGGGTGCGTTTCCCCATTGGCTCACCCTATGCTTGGCACCAGCTCAGCCTTGGATCCTTTGGGGATGCTGGTGCAGAGTGCCCGGACCCGACGGCATCTTGCTGCTACGTGGGAGATAAGGATTGGACAGCGGGGAATGAGGTGGTCTTGCATTTTCTGCTCTTGTTCTACAGGGATGCTCCTCCCGTTCTCGTGGTTCAGTACAGCATCAGTGGTGGGGGTCCCTGTGGGGGTGTCTCGGCCTTGAACCCTGTGGTGAACCAGGTCCTTGGGACAATGACCTTCAATGTCCCGCATGGGACATGCAATGGCCGGCTCGTTGATAGTGGGATCTTCGTCGTGGATGGCTGCATCCCAAGCCCAACCCCGCCCCCGAAGCCCAGGGAGGCCCCCAGGGTAAGAGCACGGGCGGGACCCCGGTCCCCGCCTGGCAAGGGTGCCCTGGGTGGAGCGGGGGTGGTTCGCAATGTTCTTGGGCCGACCCCGCCACCGGCCCCGCCCTTACCGTAAGGCACCCTGGACCCTATCCTCCTCTCAGGGCCTCACCGGAGCGGGTCCTTGGACCCAAGGACCCAGCTAACTCCAGGACTGTACGGTTTGAAGCTGGTTGGGTACTCGAGCTGAGGGAGGCCCTGCGGGTGGTGGGGGTCAAGTTCTAGGGGCTTGGGGAATGCCCCTCATGGGACTCACCGGTCCCGTATTTGATTGGGTACCACCCTTGCCTGGGTGTCGCTGAGTGGGGCTGCCGGATCACACACCGGCAGCCTCCTTATCACCCCAGGATTGGTGTCAAAACTAGATAACCGAGGGCTTGTTGCGAGACGCTCGGTTATCGATTGGCACTAGACCATCTCAACCTTGGCAACAAGCCACCCCACGAGAAGGTCTTGGTCTAGTGCACCGCTCGTGGGGTGTCTCGTATCCAGGGGTTGTGAGAACGGACTTTGACCTGGATACCAGGGCGTGCCCTAGTGGCGAGACCCTGACCCATCAAAGGAAGGCGCGGTTAGCCGACACTGCCGCAATAAGGCGCGGGTTAACAACCCGTGTCCACAGGTCGGCAGAGGACGAGAGGGTTCCTGGCTGGTCCACAACACCCTACAGCAGGGGACTTGGGCGATTGGCCGGGCAACGGCGTTCTAACCTCCGCCGGATCAGGAGATGATGGATGTGCGCGAAATCGATTTCCTCGCAGGCTTGCCCCGAACATGTTTTCGGTCTTCTCTTGCGAGGTTCCCAGGCAACGGGTGTGTGTTAGAGGCTGCTCGAAGCCACGTGGTATGCTGCAGTGTGAACATGAAATTGATTCCCGCCAGCAGCCTGGGGTGCACGATGCGATCCTATCACTCAACGAGTGATAAAGCTGCTGACAAATGCCACGGTCACACGACACCAGCGACGCCCTGGTCATAGCCTGCTGATAGGGGCCGAAGAGGCCCTGGGCACAAAATCGTGTATAAGCGTTACTCCTGATAGAGCTATTAACCCCTTCTCAACATGCTAGTCATCAGGCGATGATGACACACTGCCGTGGGCAGTGGACCGCTAGCTGTGCAAGCACAGCTAATGGTCTCGGGCCAATCTGGGGCTAACACCTTGTTCTTGCCCCCGCCCCTGGCCCCATGCCCCCAGCCCTATCATCATCAGCGGGGATGTTGCCACATCCATAGCAGCCAACGCAGGCAATGCAGGCAAGCAGGGTGAGGCAGCCGCAAACAATTACCTTTATCACCCCTGTAAGATTAATTGAGGTGAGGCCATGGCCTGGTTATCGCCACGGGGGCACCTGGAGGCCGCCCTCAATGGTGCCAGGCCCCAGAAGCCATGGCATCCAGCCACGATTGGTCGCGAGCTGGTGAAATTGTTCATCAGGAATGTTATAACCGCCAACCCGATCATGCTGCCAGCGGGACCCGCCACGCTGCTCATCCTGCTCGCTCGTCACCTAAACGCACGCTGCAACTACCAGGTGGCATGGCCCGGCCACGCTTATATCGCATCATCCCTTAAACTAGGCCGCCCCGCGTTTGATAGCCTCATCTACGATATAAGTCAGATTAATTGCTTCCACATCATTGGGATCTCAACATTTGATCTCGCACGGGTATTGAGATCTCAATTTGGATATGACCTCTATTTTCCCGCCGGCTATGGCTACGATCTCGGTCCCCTAGGCCCCTATGACACCGCGAGATGCAGCGGGGTACTGGCCGATACTGCCCCGAGCACGATCATCGATGTATACTGCCCGCGCTGGGAGCACTGGCTGTGGCGGGAACCACTCGAGGCTGATGGGCGACCTTACGGCCCTGATGAGAGTCACCCTTGAGAATATCATTCAGCCCCTGGTTGCGCCCGTATTTCCAATGTAGTTCCTGGTGGTGGGGGGACCCGCCTGCAGCGGCCCCCCACTCTTACAACCCAGGGACCACTCCACTAACCAGGGACATCACATGGCACGGTACCGCTCCACGATTTACCTCAACCCAAGCCTAGCCCACCCCAAGGCAAGGGTCCCCAAGAAACTACAAGCCCTCATCGATATCGCCCGCTGGGCTAGTAGCCTCTCCAAGAAAGCCTCCCCCTGGGAGGGCATGGCGCTACCCTACGCCCGTATCGCGAGCATCCCACCACTAACCGAACCAGATGAGCGGCTCGAGGCAGAGCTAACCAACATAGGAGAAGAATGATGAAACTAGCGACCTGCTGCCCCGATGAAGGTTGCGGGGCTTTTCAAACTGTACTCAACATGCTCCGATCGCATGGGGTGGAACCCAAGATTAAGCTGGATCGTGATGGTCACTTCTTTCAATTTAAAATGCCCAAGGACCTAACCTTATACCTCAAGATCGCTCAGGGCATTAATAGGCTAGTCCCCTGCTGTGCCACCTGTTACCGGGAACCGCGAGAATTATTCGAGGTGAAACACAACGACTGTGGAAAAGCTTTCCTCATATGCCGATCTTGCATGCGATCTCACGCGAGTGGGTCACTTATTAACCCCTGCCCGTACTGCCAGGGACCAGCTGAACAGCAAAGTGATATCGCCCCAGCCCTAGGGAGCAGCTAATGAAGCGCCTCGCGAGTAAAAACTCCGGGTAATGCCACGCAATAGGTCATTAATTGACCCCGCCATCTATTGCCGCCAGTTACGCCACCGCGCCAGGGCCGCTGGGTCACCCTGCCGACTAGTAATAACTGATATCAGGGAACATCTCCAACGTGAGAAGGGTGAATGCCTCCACTGCCGCCTCAATGATCGCACCCGCAAGGCCACCCATCTCATCACCCCCTTCAACATCAGACTTGGCGCCCCAGCAGTCCTGGCTAACCTATTGCTCACATGCTCCCATTGTCCCACCAACCCCAGGGCAAGTCACGATCTCGCTTGGTCTCATGAGAATGAACTCATAGATAGTGGGATCTACCTGCAAATTCTAAGGTGGCTCCTTCAGCACGATGGTGCCACCGAGCTGCGAGCTTACCTTAGGGCCTCAATCTACTCCTGGTTATGTGCAGATCAGGCTGTAAGCACAAGAAGACCCCTGGCTACAAGACCTGTCCCTCGTGCAGGACCAGGAACCGGGCCAAGATGAGGCGATACCGGGCCTCCAAGTCTCGCTCTTTCCAGAATTACCAGAGGTCACATGATCGGGGCCGCCGGGCGCTCGCCAACGCCTGGGCAAGGTCTCACCCTGATCGGAAGCGGTTACATGCGCTACTCCGATATTACGTTAGCACCGGGGTTATCATCAAGCCACCTCGCTGCCAGGACTGTAAATCCCACACCACCCCAATCGTTGCTTGGGGCTTAAGGTTAACTCGCAAGCATGGGCTAATTGTGGGAGCCTGGACCTGCTGGGCCTGCTGGTGGCTTCGATATAGGGCATTGGCTACAGGTTATCCACCCAGGGGGTTGGCAAACGTAATTAATGGTTGAGTGGTGTGGGCGCCTCCCCTAGCTCACCCCGTCCGGCAGACAGGCGGGCTAGGGTGAGGTGGCTCACAGTAACCCCCAACCCCAGGCGATAATTAACAGCCGATCATTATCACTGATCAGCCGTTAATCACCCGGCCCTAGCCGCTCTCCTTGCACGGGGCGCGGGGCTAGTGCCGGGGACGCCCAGAGGGCCGCCTGATGGCCCCCGAGGCCCAGGGAGAGGCAGGGAAACGCCCTCCTGGCCTATTCGGATGTGACAGCCGGGGCGGAATAACCGCTGGGTGCAATAACCCCAACTGCTATGGAATAGTGGGATATGCCAGATAGCAGTCATTACCCCCAAGAGTCCACAGGGGTTGCTCAGTGCACAGGGAGCACGGGTAAGATACCCTATGGCCACCCTAGGAGGTGGAGCGGGGTGAAGTATTACGAGATTCTAGCGGACAGCATCGTTGTTTACTTCGATGATGCTGTCTATGAGTACTCAAGAGCCTCCGTGGGGACACCAACCTTAGATGAGATGAAGCGGCTAGCCGAGTTGGGGAGTGGTCTCCACGCTTTTATCAATAGTATCTCAATCAACCACGCTTTCTCCCGCAAGCTCTAGGAAGGGGGAGCCATGGCAGAAGGCCACCGACCGCCCCAGGAACCCACGCCGGACCTCCAGAAGTTGTCCGGCAGTACCGGAACGGTCCCATATGGGAGTACCACCGGTAAGTCAGGTGTCCGGTCTTACGAGATCAAGGCTGACTCAATTATCGTGAACTTCACGAGTGGCGGGAGCTACGAGTACACGCGGGAATCAACTGGGGCATCGAATCTGGAGCAGTTGAAGCGCCTTGCAGCTCGGGGGAGTGGTTTACACGCTTTCCTGAACCAGGCCACGATTAAGGGATCATTCGCCCGCAAGCTCTAAATGGGAGGGGCCAACCATGCCACTGAAAAAGGGATCCTCGAAATCGACCATCAGTGCGAACATCGCCCAGCTCCGCAGGGAGGGCAAGCCAGAGAAGCAAGCGGTAGCCATCGCCTACTCGAAGGCCGGGAAGGGTAAGAAGCCTGGCAAGAAGAAATGATTCATGTCGAGCAAGAAGAGACCGAACTTACCAAAGCAGAGTCCTACGGGTAAGCTCAGTGCAGAGGGCGTAGCCAAGCAAATCCGGGCCTGCCATGGGAACCTAGCCGCTGTAGCCCGCCACTTTCATTGCTCCCGCGTCTCAGTCCATGCTTTTATCCAGCGCCGCCCCAGCCTCCTTAGGATATATCAGGAGGTCCGCGAGACATTCCTAGATCATGCGGAAAGTGCCCTCCAAGCAGCAGTAATGGGTGGGGAAGCCTGGGCCGTGACCTTCGCACTCAAGTACCTGGGCCATAGCCGGGGCTACGTCGAGAGATCAGAGGCACTCCTCCTCAACCGTATCGCCCAACTAGAGGCTCGCCTACAGGAATTGCTCAATCTAGAGGATCAGGGTGAGCCAGCCAATAAGCCCCTCGCCCTGCCCGCCCCCGAGGCCAAACCAGGCAATGTCGCATGATCCGGTCCCCACGAGCACGCCTCGATGATCTAGAGGTAATGATCGATGCTCTCGCTGTGCGCCGAGCTGATCCACAGGTGCCCAGTGCGATCGATCTCATGCGGGGTGCTGGTCTGGAACCCGACTCGTGGCAGTGCGAGTTCTTGGTTGAGGACCACCCTAGGTCCCTGCTACTCGCAGCCCGCCAATCCGGTAAAAGCCAGACCGTTGCCTGCAAGGTCCTCCATAAGGCCCTCACTAAGCCAAGGACCTTCGTCCTGTTATTATCCCCCAGCCTTCGGCAGAGTGGCGAGCTGTTTAGAGAGCGCTTACTCCCCCTCTGGCTCGCAGCCGGCCAACCCCTCAAGCTTAAGAACCCCACGCAGCTGGAATTGAGGCTTGCTAATGGCTCCCGCATCATCAGCCTCCCCGAGTCAGAGGGGACCATCCGGGGCTTCTCGGGAGTGACCGATCTCGTGATTGACGAAGCGGCCCGTGTCGCGGATGAGCTTTACCGCACCGTGCGCCCCATGCTTGCTGTGAGAAAGGGGAGCCTGATCGCCCTCACCACCCCCTTTGGCCAGCGTGGTTGGTTTTATGAGGAGTGGGCCAGCCAGCGTTCCTGGCACCGGGTTAAGATCGTGGCCAGTGAATGCCCTCGATTGGACAAGGATTTCCTCGAGCAAGAGCGGGCCTCCATGGGGGAGGTCTGGTGCCGCCAGGAGTATGAATGTCAGTTTGGGGCGCTATTCGGTGCCCTTTGGCCAGAGGAGCGCTTCAATAATGTCATGTTCGAGGGGTACCCAGTCGAGACCGATGGCTTCAAGATCATCCGGAGGGTCCTTGCGGTGGACACCAGCAGGGGCGCTGATGAGCTGGCCGATTGGCAGGCTTTTATCTTTGTAAGTCATGCGAATGATGGCAGCTTCTGGGTTGATGCTGAGCTGGTCAAGCTAGATGACCTGAAGCTCTACGAGAAGGCCCTTGAGCTGATAAGGCGGTGGTCCCCAGATGTTACCGTGGTCGAGACCGCTTTCGCCGGTTACGTCCTATTCAGCCAGCTAGCACGAGCCAAGGCAGTAGTCCTGGGCCGGCCCCGCCCTAGCACCTCGAAGAAGTATGATAGGATCAGCACCCGGTTAACGCCCCTGTGGAATGCTGGGAGTATTCACATCAAGAACACCCCTGGGGGGCGGGAGGTGCTGGACCAGGCTCGCCAATTCCCAATACCCGATAGTCACGATGATGGTCCTGACGCGCTGGAGATGGGTATCGAGCTGTGCCAGCAGTTAATTCTTCCCGCGCGGCATCCCGCTAAGATTCGTTACGAGCTGGGGAGTGAGGTCCTGGCTAGATGACCCAGGCACCAAAACTAATTGGGAGGACCGAGGGTGTGTGGCATGGGGGCTGAGAGAGTCCCCTGAGATGGTCCCCGGTCCCCCCATCTACCTCAATTGGGGTAATACCATGAGCCTCGCAGGTAGGATCATCCGCAATCTCCGGGCTGCCTTCCGTGGTGAAGAGGTAACCCCCGCTCCCAGCACGAGGATTGATAAAGCCACTGAGAGCGTCCCCCCAGGTTACGACCCCCAGATGGGGGTCTACGGCTACTGGGGATCGCCCATGTGGCCCCCGAGCTACCAAGCCCAGCAGATCATCCGCCTCGCTGGTTTCGGTCAACCTGTCATGGGCCGCCGGCGAAGGGGCGAGGATCGGGTCCTCAAATACACGCGGGAATTGCTAGTCCCAGTGGCCAGGGACCTGGAGGCATATAACCCCTACACGATCGGTCTCCTCCAGACCCTTGACACGTTCACCCTCGGTAAGGGCTACACCTACGATGTCATCACGAAGACCGATATCCCCATACCAGGGGATGTCGCGCCCCTCGTGCCCCGATGGGAGCGTTGGGCACAGGGGTACTTGGATGCTTGGCGGCGCCGGGAGCGCTGGTGGGAGCGCGAGGCTGAGCTATACCGCCGCTCCAAGGTCGATGGCGAGTTTTTCCTCCGCTACTTCGTGAGCAATGTTGAGTATGAGGGGGTGACACGCCCAAGGGTGACCGTGCGACCCATGGAGCCAGAGTACATCCGGCCCCCCATGGGTGGGGAGGAATGGATTGATGGCGTGCTCGTGGACCTAGACGATGTCGAGACCGAGCTTGCCTATTACTTCTGGAATGGATTTGACCCAGGCGAGGAGGTAGACGCGAGCGAGGTTTACCACCTCAAGAATAATGTCGTGAGGACAGTGAGGCGTGGCATCAGTGACTTCTGCCAAGCTGCGGAGATCATGGCTGAGGCCCATAAATTAATCCGCAATAGCGTGAAGGCCGCAGCCTATAGGGAGAGCATTGTTTACTTCACCAGCTACAGCAATGCGGATGCCACGGATGTGGACAATTACATCAAGAACGCTGCGGATTACACCGCAGGCCGCTGGACCCAGGGGACCGATGACACCACAAATGTGATGGTCCGTGAGGGCGTTGGGGTTGAGCACCTCCCAGACAATCAGGAGGTCGCTAGCGCCCCGACCCCCACCACCCTAGCCCCCAGCCTGGATGCACTAAACGCGGCCCTGCTAGCCGTGGGGCGCCGGTATGGATTCCCCCTGTGGCTCCTCTCGGGGGATACCAGCAGCAACACGGTAGCGACCAGCCTCGCCGCTGAGTCCCCCATGGGCCGCTCTATCGATCGGGAGCAATCAACCTACGGTGAGCACTTGAAGGCCATGCTCTGGCATGTCATGGTCCTGGCTGCGACGGAGGATATCGCGCCATACCCGCTTGAGGCCCTCAAGTATCTGGATCTCAAGGTTACCCCGCATAATGCCGTTCCGAGGGATCGGAATAAGGAGACTGATCGGCGGAAGACCCTTCATGAGGCTGGGATACTTGACCTGGAGACCTGGGCCGGCGAGGAGGGCTACGAGTACTCACAAGTGAGGCAGCGCCTTGAGGCGGAGCGGGCCGGGCGGGTCCTTGACACGAACACCTTACCCGAGGAAGTTCGGATCGGTAGCACCTGAGGAGTATTAGACGGGGTAGCCGGCGTTGTAGCGCCGGCCATCCCCTCACAACCCCGGCTATTAGGGAGCCAGGCATGTCTAATCCCACCAATACGGACGAGTATCACACGATCCTCAGCTTCCCCAAGTATGAGATCAACCCGCTCGGCGTGGTCCGGAATAGGAGGACCGGACATGTGTTACGACAACGCTTGAATCCAGACGGTTATTGGATGGTTGCCCTCTACCGTGATGGTCGAAAAATGCGATTCATACATACCCTTCTTCTGGAGACATTCGTGGGACGGCGCCAACCCGGTCTCGAATGTCGCCATCTGGATGGGGACCCACAGAATAATGCGCTTCACAATCTCTGTTGGGGCACGCCACTTGAGAATGCAGCGGATAAGGATCGACACGGTACGCAACCTCATGGGGAGCAAGATCACAATGCAAAACTTACTGCGGCAGAGGTCATCGAGATCCGCAGGCTTCACGCGGTCGGGGGAGTTAGTCAAAAAGCGTTGGCTAGACAGTACCGCGTGTCGCGACGGTCAATAGAGCGGATCGTGCGTGGGAGAGTGTGGCGGCACTTGCTCTAGGGATTTCGGGCAAAACCTAATTGTGAGACTAAAGATGAACGCCACCCGTAAGACTTGGAAGCTCTTTGAGGCCGTTGATTGGCCCACTGGCGCGGACAATGTCGATGAGCAAGCCGGGATCATTAAGAATGTCAAGATCCTCGGGCGACGCTCCAAGAACAACCGCCGGTACAGCGATGCCGCCATGGACGACGCAACTCAGATCTACGAGGGTCTGCGGGTTAACGTGGACCACCCCGATAAGAAGAACCGGGCCGCTGATCGCCCCGTAAAATCCCGCCTCGGCAAGTTCAAGAACGTGCAGAAGCGCCCCGATGGGGTCTACGGTGAATTACATTACCTGAGGTCCAACCCGGTGGCCCCCATGCTGGTCGAGGCATGTACCCGGCCCGGTATGTCGGATGTCATGGGCTTCTCCCATAACGCCACGGTCTACGGGTACAAAGATGAGAATGGTTGCCTGGATGTCGAGAGCATCCCCGCAGCCAAGAGCATTGACCTGGTAGCGGATCCCGCAACCACAGATGGAATCTTCGAATCGGAGGGTCCAATGGCAGATGTCGTACCGGTGGAGGCCGCTCCCGCCCCAGGGAAGTGCACCACCAAAGAATGCCTCCTTGAGGCCATCAAAATGGCCCTCACAGACTCCGAGCTGGGGGATCCCAAGGGCTTCATGAACGATGTCCTCAAACTCATCGACAAGCACTGGGGGGTCGAGGGTGAGACTGAGGATGAGGGGGAGGAGGCCCCAGCCGGGGAGAGCGATCGTTCCCCAGGGGCGAGCCTCCCGCTTGGCTCCACGCGAGATCCCTCACCCCCATCGAGGTTGAACAGATCCCGGCGCCTCCGCAAGATGGAGTTAAGGGAGGAGATGCGAGACCTCGGGCTACCCGTGGAGGCCGAGATTGTCGAGAGCCTACTCGGGATGCCACCCGCGAATGCCACGCGGCAGCTACTGTACCTCAAGCGGCACGCGCGGGCCAGGGGTGGGCCACGCTCCCTCACGCGAGTACCACCCCCAGCGAGTGGGGGATTGGGAGGGTCTCATGAGGTGAGTGAGTCCCGAGGCTCGCATGGGAACCACCAGGGGAATGCTCCCCCGTGGGGGGATGATGCCCGGATGACCGAGTGGCTCAGCCAGCACAGC